TAAACACGTAGTAGGTATAGAGACAACTTCTACACACGCTACAAAAGACCATGCTTGGAATGAGATTAGTGGTCGTTATGTAGAAGTAGAAGATTTCTATTATCCTGATGTGTGGAGAAAACAATCAGAAGATAACAAACAAGCTTCTGAAGGTGAGTTAGATGAGTTACAACAAAAAAGAATGTCTGAAATTTACAAACAATATATGAGACAAGTGGAGATGACTTACGAAAGAATGATAGATTCTGGTATGGCAAAAGAACAAGCTCGTATCGTATTACCATTATCACAATACACTCAAGTTTGGTGGACAGCTTCATTTCAATCAGTAATGAATTTTATAGAACTTAGAGATGAACCTACAGCTCAAGTAGAGATACAAGAATATGCAAGAGCGTTAAAGAAAATAATGTTAGATGTATTTCCTGAAACTACTAAATTATGGAGTGAGATATATTGGAAATGACAGGTTGGATATTATATAAAAACCCTATAGAAGAATCTTGGGAAACTCAAAGACTTGTAGAAGAATTTGAGAAACAAGATATTAAGATACGTGTGGTTAATCCACAGGATGTAGATATCTATGTTGATAGAGATGATAGAAAAAGTATATTAGTTGATGGTAAAGCAAGAGCATTACCTGACTTTGTAATACCGAGAACGGGTAGTGGAACTACATACTTTATTAAAGCTATTATACGACACTTAGAAAGACTTGGTGTTGTATTAATTAATGGTAGTAACGCTATTGATACTGTTAAAGATAAGTTATATACTCAACAAGTATTAGGTGAGTCAAAACTTCCTGTACCAAAAACATTATTAGTCAGACACCCAATCAAATTAGAATGGGTAGAACAGAATATTGGATTCCCTGTTATTATAAAAACATTAAGTGGTTCATTTGGTGCTGGAGTATTTCTAGCAGAAACTAAAAAACAGTTTGAACAACTTTTGAAAATGGCAGAAATAACTAAGAAGAGTTACAACATTATAGTTCAAGAGTTTGTTAACGATTCGTGGGGAAAAGATTTAAGAGTATTTGTTTTAAATGGTAAAGTAATTGGTTGTATGATGAGACAAGCTACTGATGATGATTTTAGAGCTAATATAACTCGTGGAGGTGAAGGTATTCCGTATCAGATAACAGATGAGATAGAATGGTTAGGTGGTGAATCAGCGAGGTTATTAGGATTAGATATAGCAGGAGTAGATTTGTTATTTGACAATGGAGGTTTTAAAATTTGTGAAGTAAATTCATCACCGGGATTTGAAGGAATGGACAAATTTACTAAAACAAATATTGCGGAAGAAATTGTTACTTACGTAAAACACAAAATAGGTTATAGTGAAAAAATCTTATCTGAAAATGATAGTAGAAAATAAAAAACAAGTTCAAGAATTTGAACGTGTATATAAAACGGAAGATTGTATTGTCATACCAATTCAATGCGATAGTGATAAACATCCAGTTGATACTGAAATATGTATGCTCTATGTTCAACTTATGAATAGAGAAGAATTTATTTTACCGTTTAATCATAGTGAAACTTTAAATATAGAAATTCCAAACTTAAATTCTAATACTAAAAAATATACATTTGACAAAAAGAAGTTAAATCATTTGATAGAAATTGATAATGTGATAGATGTAAATTTATTACATTATATAGATAATGGTTTACCTTTAGATGTAGAAAATACAAACACTAACGCCCATAATTATTTTTATACAAAATATTATAAAAAGAATAATATAAATAGAATAATACCTGTTTTAAAACATTTAGAATATTGTCGTAACTTAGCAAATAAACTTAAAGATGTAATTGATAAGACTGAAGATGATATTAATTTATCATATAATACTGATGTGTTAGATAGTTTGAGTTATATAGAACAAAATGGATTACAGACTACAGAGAATAAAGTATATAGTGAATATAACATTTACACATCTACAGGTAGACCAAGTAATAGATTTGGTGGAACTAACTTTGCAGCTCTCAATAAAAAAGATGGTAGTAGAAAACCATATGTAAGTCGTTTTAAAAATGGTGTGTTAGTTGAAATGGATTTTGATGCTTATCATTTAAGACTAATTGCAGATAAAGTAGACTATGATTTTGGTAAAGGTTCAGTTCACGAACATATGGCTAAATTATATGGTGTTGATTATGAAGAGGCTAAAACACTTTCGTTTCAATATTTATATGGTTATTTACCTCAAGATGTAATACAACTAAACGCGTATTTTAGTAAAGTATATGATTATATTGAAGAATTATGGCGGACTTTCAAATCAAAAGAATTTATTCTTTCAGATATTTATAATAAGAAGATATATAAAAGAAATTTAAGTGATATTAATTCCAAAAAGTTGTTTAATTATACTATTCAACTAATGGAAACTGAAAATAATATGAGAGTATTATCAAAGTTGATTCCTAAAATACAAGAGTATAAAAGTAAATTAATACTTTATTCTTATGACAGTTTTTTGTTTGATTTTAATATGGAAGATGGTTTAAATTATTTGAAGAAAGTAAAAGATATATTAGAACAAGATGGTAAATATCCAGTTAAAGTTAGTTGGGGGTTAAATTATCACGAAATGAAGGATATTACAGAGAAGTTTATATGATTACAGATTTTAATAAAATAGTGAAAGAATGGGGTTATCGAGTAAAAGATGGTAAACCTAATCCGAATAACTCTACACATTTGTACCATTTGACTGAAATACTATTTGAGTACAAATGGCCTTTTCAAGTTATAGACGAGTTGTTACAAAATTTAAATGAAGTAGCTCCAACAGCTATGGTACCCAATCCAAATCCAAAAGGAAGAGCTGATAAAGTACAATATCGATATGCTCAACAATGGTTAGATGATAACCCTGATGCCGAACCAAGTGATGATTTTAAAAAAGATGTTGGTCAAGAAGAACCTGAAGATACTGAAAAAGGTGAAGAACCCAGAAAAAAATTAAGAAATAGAGATATTCAAAGTGTAAATAGTGCGTTAAATTATACTAAAGACAAAGAAAAAGCTGATAGAGGTAAGACAGGTGAAAAAGAACTTGGAGCTGGTACTCACGCTTCTCGTGCTGGTGAAGCAGCTGTACATCATTCATTAAGAACTACATTAAAAATGATTAAAGGTGGAACAAATAAAGAAAAAGCGTTGGAAAGTATGAAATCTGAATTAATAGAAATTACAAAACAAAAGGGTACATTTTTGAAAAAAGACTGGGTTAATTCTGCTATAAATACTACAAGTTTTTTAATAGATAACTATGGTAATGATATTGATGATGTTGTATGGGATACTAGGTCAGGTAGAAATTTAATTGATGTTGAAGGTCACGGTACATCATCAGATATGTTTTTAAAATTAAAAGATGGTAGGAGATTGGGTGTTTCATTAAAAAAAGATACTGATGTAGCGTTATTAAATGGTGGATATAATAAAGAACACAACGAATTATTAAAGAGATTAAAAAAACAAGGTGTTTCAGAAGAGATAATTAAAAAATTTGATAAAATAGTTAATCCAGATATACATGCGAAACAAATTGAAGATGCCGCTATAGAGTCATTTTCAGTTTTAAAAGGTAATCCTAATTTAATAAAGGATATAATAAAAAAATATCAAGATGAATCTTTGATTGAAAAAGATTTTGATGCACTAAAATATAAACCATTTTTACAAAGTATGGATTTATTAATTGATACTTTACCTAATGAAAAAGAAGCTTTAAGTAAGTTAAAAGAAATATACCCTGAATTTAGTAGAGATATTAACAGAGGACAATTATATAAATTTGTACATAAGGTATCAAAAAATGAACCAATTAGAAATTCATTACCAGAACTTTATGATAATGCAAGACAATCAGATATTGACCAAACAACAAGATTGAGTGACTTTTTTAAAGAAAATAAAGAAGTAGAAAATGCACTAAGACAAACTGTTATGAATGGTTTACATTTAAAAGATATGTTATTTGCAAAAAGTGAGAAATTAGATGGATTTATAACTGTATATGGTACGAAACCAGCTACTCAATTATCACCAGACTTTTTAACTAAAACATTTAAAATTTCTGAAAAATATGAATCTTGGAAAAATGAAAAAGACTCAAAAAAGAAAGAAGAACTTGAGAAACAAATTTTAGATGAAGCATTTAGTAGTATTGTTATTGACCATAAAGATGGAAAAAAACAAGGTGAAATACGTATTAAAGATAGAGATAATGAAAAGGATGAAGGTGTACATATGTTTAAATTTGGTATTCGTTCAAGAGCTCTTGGAGCAGCTCCAACTTTAGAAATGTTACAATCTACTTATATGGGTAATTCTATAAAACAAGGCACTACAGATGTTACTAAGTGGGATGAAAAAACAAAAAAGAGATGGAAGACTTTAAGAATTAAAGAATTAAATGTTAACAAAAAAGATGCTACACGAGAAGAGATAGAAGATATAAATCGTGAAATAAGAAGTATAGAGGAACTATAATGAAGACACAGCTACTTTGCACATTTACTAAAAGAAATATTTTTAATCAAACAATAGATATTATTATCAGATGCAATGAAATTGTATTTGATAAAATATATGTTTTTCAAAATGAAAACGAATACAATCAATTAATATGCACGTATAACGTAGAGTACGATGAAGATTTTATAGAAGGTGTACCAGATACTATTTCGCTCCATAGAAAGAAGAATACGAATACACTTTATACGATTAATGCACTCAACGATTTGATTCGTGAATTGAACGGTGGTAAGTTAGATAAATCATTTCCTATAGAATGGGAAAACTATAGAAACTCTTTACTACTCACAAATGAAGAAGGTTTGAATAAAATACCGACAAGAATTTATAGTATAGTAGACGTAAAAACTTGGACTTTTAAGGAAAAATAAATTGTATTTTCAGGAAACTGATTATACTTATTACTGAATCAAGGTTATCTTGATTAAAAAATACAAATTAAACAATTAATTAATGGAGAATAAAAATGGATTTAAACGCAATCAAAAACCGTCTTAGTCAACTTCAGACTACAAACACTCGAACATCAAATCTTTGGAAACCACAACCAGGTACACAGGTAGTTAGAATTGTCCCTTATAAATTTAATCCGGACAATCCTTTTATTGAACTGTACTTTCATTATGATTTAGGTGGTAAGAATTATCTTTCACCTGTTTCATTCGGTCGTCCAGACCCAATCGAAGAGTTTGCTCAAAAACTCAAATCAACAGGTTCTAAAGATGATTATCGACTTGGTAAGAAGATTGAAGCTAAGATGAGAACTTTTGCTCCAGTTGTTGTCCGTAGTGAAGAACAACAAGGTGTTAAATTTTGGGGATTTGGAAAAACAGTTTATCAAGAACTACTTTCTATAATCGCCGACCCTGATTATGGTGATATTACTGATGCAGTAAATGGTCGTGATGTCGCTGTAGAATTTAAAACTGCAGACGAGACTGGTAAAAATTTCCCTTCAACCTCAATTAGAGTAAAACCAAACCAAACTCCAATCACAGAAGATGCAGCAGCCCTTGATAACATTAAAGATTCTCAGAAAGAAATTACTGAGATTTATCAAGAGTTATCGTATGATGAACTAACTCAAGCACTTAACGATTATCTAAACGGAGGTTCAGCTGAAACTAAAGAAGAAAAGCCAGAACCACCTAAAGCACCGGTAAGTGAAGTTAGTAAAGAAAAAACATCAGCCGCATTTGATGATTTATTTAACAATTAACTAAAATAACGGGTATATCCCGATTGGAGAAACAAATGTCAACAAGAGATGAATTGGCAGGCGTCTTAGCAGACACGCTGAATAAACAATTCAAGGATATGAAAGTTGCATATTTTTTGGATGGAACAGATACAACACCTACTGATATAAAAGATTTTGTATCTACTGGTTCTACTATGTTAGACCTAGCAATATCAAATAAACCTAATGGTGGTATTGCAGTAGGTCGTATTACAGAAGTAAATGGATTAGAATCAAGTGGTAAATCACTACTTGGAGCTCATATGTTAGCTGAAACTCAAAAACAAGGAGGAGTAGCTGTTTATATTGATACAGAAACTGCTGTTAGTAGAGAGTTTTTAGAGTCTATTGGTGTAGATGTAAACAATATGTTATATCTACATTTAGAAACAGTAGAAGACATTTTTTCAGCAGTGGAAGAAATTGTATCTAAAGTTCGTGAATCAGATAAAGATAGGTTAGTAACTATTCTTGTAGATTCACTAGCAGCTGCTACAACTAAAGTAGAGTTAGAAGCTGAGTTTGATAAAGATGGTTGGGCTACAAGTAAAGCAATCATTCTATCAAAAGCTATGAGAAAGATTACTCAAATGATTGGTAGACAAAAGATAGCTTTAGTATTTACTAATCAACTTCGTCAAAAACTAGGAGTAATGTTTGGAGACCCTTGGACTACAAGTGGTGGTAAAGCATTACCATTTCACGCTTCAACACGTATCAGATTAAAAAATCTTGGTCAAATTAAAGATAAAAAGAATAACAATATTGGTATAAAGATGAGAGCTCAAGTTATCAAGAATAGACTTGGCCCTCCAATGAGACACGCTGATTTTGAACTTTACTTTGAAACAGGTATTGATGACGATGGTAGTTGGTTAAAAGTAATGAAAGACCACAATCTTGTAAAACAAGGTGGTGCCTGGTATACAATGGAAAATCATAAAGGTAAAGAACTTAAATTTCAATCTAAAGATTGGAGTGAACAACTTAAAGATGAAGACTTCAGAGAGCATTGTTACAACTTAATTTGTGATAAAGTTATTTTAAAATACGAAAAGAACTTTGGCATTGATGATGTAGTCGTGGAAGAAGAAGTAAGTGAGTAATGGAAAATATTTATCTATACTTCAAGAGATAAAAGAAGAAAAAACTTCATTAGAAGATAGTAAACCTAATGATAAAGTGCTTATCATAGATGGTCTAAATACATTCATTAGAGTATTTAGTGTTATACCGACTACTAACGATGATGGTATTCACGTTGGTGGAATAGTTGGTTTTCTAAGAAGCATTGGTTATACTATAAATATGATTAGACCCACTCGCGTCATCATAGCATTTGATGGTAAAGGTGGGTCTACCCATAGACGAAAATTATTCCCTGAATATAAAGCCAAAAGAAAAACAAAATATAGAGTAAATCGTGCGTATGATTTTGCTTCTCCTGAAGATGAGAAACAAAATATGATTATGCAGATACAACGAGTGGTTGAATATTTAGATAATCTTCCTATAACTGTATTATCATATGATAATATTGAGGCCGATGATGTGATTGGTTATTTATGTAGACAAGTTCTTACTGAATCTCAAATTACAGTTATGTCTACTGATAAAGATTTTCTTCAGTTAGCAAATGGTAGAATCAAGATATGGAGTCCAACCAAGAAGAAAATGTATGACGAAGACGCTGTATTAGATGAGTTTGGTATTTCATCTCACAATCTTATTTGGTATAGAGTATTAGATGGTGATAAGTCGGATAATATACCTGGTGTAAAAGGTTTAGGTTTAAAAACTATACAAAAAAAATTGCCGTTTTTGAGTGAGAACCGAATAGTTAATATAGACGAAGTTATCACAGAATTACCTGAATCTAAAGACGTTATAGAATTAAATTATAAATTAATGCAGTTATCAGACGTAGACATTTCAGGTACTACAAAAACTAAAATAATTGATAGGGTAAATGAACCAATTAATAGATTGGTAAAGTATAAATTTGAAAAGATGTTTTTAGAAGATAAGTTATTTACTGCACTTCCGAATGTTACAAGCTGGTTAGCTACTACTTTTAATGAATTAAATCTTTATGCAGAGAAAACAAATGAGTGAAACTTTAACACAATTTGGTACATCATTTCAAGCTAAAATTATAGCTTCTTTGTTAACTGATATAAAGTTTATTCAGACTATTAGTGATATATTAAATCCATCTATGTTTGATTCTGATTCCAATAAATGGTTAGTTCAAACAATTAAAGATTATTACTATGAATATAAAAAACAACCAACACTTGAAGTTATAAAATATAAAATAGATGAAGTAGAAGATGATATATTAAAAGCCGGTGTTGTAGATAAACTTAGAGATGTTTGGAAAAACATCGAGGCTACAGATTTAGAATTTGTACAATCAGAAACATTAGATTTTTGTAAGAATCAAACATTGAAAAGTGCTATACTTGAATCAGTTAATTTATTAGAGAATAAAAATTATGAAGGTATAAAAACTATTATTGACGAGGCTATGAAAGCTGGTACAACAAAAGATTTAGGCCATAATTATATTGAATCTTTAGAACTAAGACTTACAGAGTCTGCAAGAGATACTGTAAGAACACCGTGGGATGTTGTTAATGAAATAATGGATGGTGGTTTAGGTACAGGTGAGTTGGGTGTAATTGTAGCTCCAGCTGGTATTGGTAAAAGTTGGACATTACAAGCTTTAGGTGCAGGTGCATTACGTAACAATAAGTTTGTTGTACATTATACATTAGAGTTAAATGAAAATTATGTCGGTTTGAGATATGATTCTATCTTTAGTGGTGTTACAACATCTAATATAAAATATCATAAAGACGATGTTGAAAATAAATTAAAAAAGATAACAGGTAATTTATTGATTAAATACTTTCCAACAAAGGCAGCATCAGTTCAAACATTGGGAGCACATCTAAAACAAATAGAGTTAAGTGGTATGAAACCTGATATTGTTTTAGTAGATTATGCTGATATATTAATGCCTACAGGAAACTTTAAAGAAAAAAGACATGCGATTGGTAATATTTATGAAGATTTGAGAGGATTAGCAGGAGAGTTAGAAGTTCCTATATGGACTGCATCACAAGCTAATCGTTCAGCATTAGAAGAAGAAGTTATAGGTGCAGATAAAGTAGCTGAAGATTATTCTAAAATTATGACTGCGGATTTCGTAATGAGTATGAGTAGAAAAGTAGAAGATAAGATTGCTAATACAGGAAGATTTCACGTTATTAAAAATAGATTTGGTATAGACGGGATTACTTATCCAGCTACTATTAATACAAATATTGGTCAAATTCAAGTATTTGAAGGTAGTAGTCAGTTTGGAAAAGAGGCACAATCTAAGATGGATAACAAAGAAGAATTTTTGAGAAAAGAATTAGCAAACAAATATAAAGATATGGAAAATAAATCAGAAGGATTTGAATAATACTAAATTAAGTTTAGTATATATTATATTTATGGATGTTACGGGAAATAGATTACAGTAAGGAGTTTAGTGAATGGAAAATTTTAAGTTATCTGAAAAGTTTATAGACAAATATAAAAGAAAAAGACCACCTTTCGGTTTCAACGGTTTAGGTGAACTGGTTTATATGAGAACTTATTCTCGTATTAAAGACAATGGAAAAAATGAACGTTGGTGGGAGACAGTACAAAGGGTTGTAGAAGGTACTTATACAATGCAAAAAACTCACATTGAAAATAGTAGATTGGGTTGGAATGCATGGCAAGCTCAAAAATCAGCCCAAGAAATGTACGACAGAATTTTCAATATGAAATTCCTACCACCTGGTCGTGGTTTATGGGCTATGGGAACACCAATCACCGAAGAAAAGAATCTATATGCAGCACTAAACAACTGTGCATTTGTATCTACTAAAACACTTAAAGAAGATTATTCAAAACCATTTTGTTTTCTAATGGATGCCTCTATGTTAGGTGTAGGAGTTGGTTTTGATACTAAAGGTGCTGGTGAGATTGTAGTTAAAGGTGTAAATTGGGATAGAAATCAAGAAATGTTTCAAATACCTGATACAAGAGAAGGTTGGGTAGAATCACTTAAATTATTATTAGAAAGTTACTTTCACGGTACTGCACCAGTAGGATTTGATTATAGTTTAGTCAGACCAGCAGGTGAACCAATTAAAGGTTTTGGTGGAGTATCAAGTGGACACGAACCATTGGCAGAAGTTCACGAAGAAATTGTAAAAGTATTAGATAGTAATACAGGAGAACCAATATCAATCACAACAATCGTAGATATAATGAATCTTATAGGTAAATGTGTAGTAGCAGGTAATGTAAGACGAACAGCAGAGATTGTATTTGGTGACTCACATAATGAAGAATACTTAGATTTAAAAAATTACAAAGTTAATCCACATAGAGAGATGTATGGCTGGACATCAAATAATTCAATATTCGCAGAATTAGGTATGGATTATACAGAAGTAGCAAAAAGAATTAAAGATAATGGAGAACCTGGATTTGCTTGGTTAGAGAATATGAGACATTATTCTCGTATGAAGAACGGTGGAGATGACAAAGACCATAGAGCAATGGGTGGTAATCCTTGTCTTGAACAAACATTAGAATCATATGAGTTATGTTGTTTAGTAGAAACATTTCCAAACAATCACGATTCATTAGAAGATTTTAAACGAACATTAAAGTTTGCTTATTTATACGCAAAAACGGTTACTTTGGGCAATACACATTGGAGTGATACTAATCGTGTAATGTTAAGAAATAGAAGAATCGGTTGTTCAGTAAGTGGTGTTGCTCAGTTTATCACTAATCGTGGTTTAGATGAATTGAGATGTTGGTTAGAAGAAGGTTATGATGTAATACAAAGTTGGGATAAAATATATTCAGATTGGTTTGCTACACCCAAATCAATCAAAACTACTTCAGTTAAACCAAGTGGGACTGTCTCATTGTTAGCTGGAGCAACACCAGGGTTACATTATCCAGAATCAAGATTCTATATAAGAAGAATTAGAATATCAATTAATTCAGATTTAATAGGACCTTTGAAAAAAGCTGGATATAAAATAGAACCAGCATTTGGTTCAGAAGATTCAACATTAGTGGTAGAGATACCAGTAGATGTAGGTGAAGGAATCAAAACTGCAGCTGAATTATCTATATGGGAACAATTCAGTTTAGCAGCATTTATGCAAAGACATTGGGCTGATAATCAAGTAAGTTGTACTGCGACGTTTGACCCTAAAACAGAATCAGAACAAATACCTAATGTATTAAATTACTTTCAATATCATTTGAAAGGTATTTCTTTATTACCAAGACACGATTATGGTGCTTACAAACAGATGCCGTATGAAGCGATTGATGAAAAAGAATATAATAAACAAATAAAAAAACTAAAGAAATTGACTTTTGGTGTTATCAGTAATGAAGAAGCAAATGTAGAAAAATTTTGTGATGGTGATTTTTGTGATGTAGAAATTACCCCAATTACTGGAGATAATGACGACCAAGAGTATGCAAATTAAAAAAAAACGCTTGACTTGTATAGCATTTAATTGTTATATTCTAATATAGAAAATAGGTATTTCCTAATCTAAATGTATCAAAACATATATTACGATAGAAAAAGAAATAAAATGCACGTTTGGGACGATAAGTTTGGATATAAAAACTTTCGTTACAAAAAGTATGCATATGTTAAAAATAAGACAGGAACTTATGTATCACTATATGGTGATAGGTTAAAAAGAATTAATAAATGGGATGATGACCAGCCTGAATTATTTGAATCTGATGTAAATCCTGAAATTAGAGTATTAGTTGATAACTATACAGATTCAGACGAAGTAGCTGAAGGTCATAAAGTAATGATTTTTGATATTGAGGTTGAAGTTACAGATGGATTTCCAGATATAGAAAAGGCTGAAAATAAAATAACATCAATAGCATTCAATGACGCACTTACAGGTAAATATTATTGTTATGTTCTTGATGAAGATACAAGATTAATTAATGATTTTGATGAAAGTGTTACAGTAAAAACATTTTCAAATGAATATGATTTATTATATAAGTTTTTTATTAAATATAAAGAGATTGAACCAACTATATTAACAGGTTGGAATGTAGAATTTTTTGATATTACATATTTGTACAATAGAGCACAACAGGTTGTAGGTCAAACAGTAGCTAATTTCTTATCACCGATTGGTATTGTTCAATGGAATGATTATGTTAAAAAGTATAAAATAGCTGGTGTGAGTTGTTTGGATTATTTGGCTTTATATAAGAGATTTACTTTTAGTGAAAGACCTTCATATAGATTAGACGCAATAAGTGAATATGAGTTAGGTGAAAAGAAAGTTGAATATGAAGGAACACTCAATGATTTATATGAAAATGATTTGAAAAAATTTGTAGAATATAACTTACAAGACGTAAAACTTGTTAAAAAACTTGATGATAAATTAGATTTTATCGGTATTGCTAAAGGTCTTGCACATTTGGGTCACGTACCTTATGAAAATGTATTTATGTCTTCACGTTATTTAGAAGGTGCTATTTTAGTATACCTTAGAAAGAATAGTATTGTTGCACCCAATAAACCTAAAAAAGAAGATAGAAGAAAATTAGAGAAATTTGTTGGAGCTTATGTACAAGAACCTCAAAAGGGTAAACACGATTGGGTATATGACTTAGATATTACATCAATGTATCCTTCGTGTATTATGTCGTTAAATATATCACCTGAAACTAAACTTGGTAAAATAGAGGGTTGGAATCCAGAAGAATTTTTAAGAAAAAATAATAAAAAAACTTATACATTTTCTCATAACAATAAATACCTAGGTAAATATACAGAAAAAGAATTAAAAAATATGTTAGACAATGAAAATATAGGTATTGCTACAAATGGTGTAATATATAGAACTGATAAAGATGGATTATTGCCAGCTTTATTAAGAAAATGGTTTGATGAACGAGTTGAATATAGAAAGTTATCAAGAAAGTTTTACGAGGCGGGTGATAAAGAAAAATCTGAATATTTTGATAGAAGACAATATCTTCAAAAAGTTGTTTTGAATAGTTTATATGGTGTATTGGGTTTACCTGTATTTAGGTTTTATGATTTAGATAATGCAGAAGCTGTTACATATACAGGTCAATCTTTGATTAAGTTTACTAAGAAGATTGCAAACTATTTTTATAATAAAGAACTTGAAGATACTAAAGACCATTGTATCTACATTGATACAGATTCAGTTTTTTATTCTGCGTTACCATTAGTAAAAAAGAGGTATTCGGATTTAGATATTAAGAATGTAGATAAAATGTCAAAAGCTATTTTAGAGATAGCAAGTGAAGTACAAGTTTATTTGAATAAAGGTTATGAGTATTTCGCTAAGAAGTTTTGTAATTTAGATAAACATCGTTTTGATATCAAACAAGAAGTTATTGCTAAGAGTGGTCTATTTGTTACTAAAAAAAGATACGGATTGAAGATTATTAATGATAATGGTAAAAAAGTTAATAAGTTAATGGTAAAAGGTTTAGATACAGTCCGTTCAAGTTTTCCTGTAGCTATGAGAGAAATGTTAAGTAAAGTATTAGAAGATATTTTAATGGATGTTCCGAAAGAAAAGTTAGATGAGTTTATTCTCAATTTTAAAAATAGTATGAAACTTAAAGAATTTGATAAAATAGCTATACCTACAAGTGTAAAAGGTATCCGTAAATATAGAAGTAAAGAAGGTAGTATTTTTAAAAGATATAAATTAGGTACACCAATACACGTAAAAAGTTCTTTATCTTATAATGATTTTTTAAAATTTAAAAAGATATCGAAAAGATATAAACCGATTTCAAACGGTGATAAAATAAAATGGGTTTATTTAAAACAAAATCCTTTAGGTTTAAGTACTATTGCATATAAAGGACACGAAGACCCAATAGAAATATTAAATTTTATTAGAGAGTATATAGATTATAATAAGATATACAAACAAGCTTTACATAAAAAAATTATGATGTTATACGGAGCTCTACGTTGGGACGAACCAACAGACGCGAGTAAAACTATAGAAAGATTTTTTTGATTTTAAGAAAACAAACTAATATATATGTATATATAGTTATAAGTCATTAGGAGTAAAAATGATTAACAAACAACAATTAGTTCGTTTCATTAATAAATATTATCTGAGTGGTACAGTTGAATCAGTAGTATTTAATAGTGATACGAGAAATCAACAATTAGGTACACGATTTGTATCATCTGATAAAAGTTTATTAGGTGAAGTAAAGATGGATGATTGGCATTATGAAGATGCTGACATCGGTGTATACAATACTGAACAATTACTGAAGTTATTAGCAGTATTAGATGATAAGATTGAATTTTCTATAAATAAAGCTGGAGATAAATCAATTTCAGTTAAATTATCAGATGCATTGTCTTCTGTTAATTATATATTAAGTGATACATCTATCATTAATAAACCACCTCAGTTAAAAAATATACCTGATTTTGAATTAAGTATAAATGTAACACCTCAATTCATTAACAAGTTTATTTCTGGTAAATCAGCATTAACTGAAACTGATACGTTTACTGTTATTACAGATGAAACATCAGCTAAATTAGTTATTGGTTATTCACCCATAAATACAAATAGAGTAGTTATACCAGTTACTACTACAACATTTGAAAACATAGATAATATTTCTTTTAATGCAGATTTATTCAAAGAAGTATTATATTCAAATAAAGAATGTGAAAGTGCTTTACTAGAAGTTAGTAGTGAAGGATTAGCTAAAATTAGTTTTAAAGTAGATAACTTTACGTCTACATACTGGTTAGTAGCAATACAAGATGTTGATTAATGAGTAATACACTTTGGGTAGAAAAATATCGACCTTCAAATCTTGATAGTTATATTGGAAATGAACATTTAAAAAGTAAGATTGAAGTTTATTTAGAGAGTGGAGATTTACCGCACCTTTTGTTATTTGGCAAAGCCGGTACAGGTAAGACTACTCTCGCTAAATTGCTTGTCAAGAATATAGAATGTGATTATCTATATATTAATGCTTCTGATGAAAACAACGTAGATACTGTTAGAACTAAAGTTAAGAACTTTGCTTCAACTATCGGTTTCAAAGATATGAAGATAATTATATTAGATGAGTGTGATTACATCACACCAAATGCTCAAGCTGCACTTCGTAACATAATGGAAACATTCTCGAAACATTGTAGGTTTATTCTAACTTGTAATTATGTAGAGAGAATTATCGACCCGATACAATCAAGATGCCAATCATTTCAGATTATACCTCCCGATAGAAAACAGGTTGCATATCATATGTCAAGTATTTTAGAACTTGAAAATATCGACTTTAAAAATGAAGATATTGTTCCTATTGTCAATGGTTGTTATCCTGATATTAGACGTGTTATAAATTCTACACAAAGACAAGTAGTAAATGGTAAACTTGTAATAGATAAAGATACAGTAATACAGAGTGATTATAAATTACAATTATTAAAAATATTAAAAGAACAAGATAAGAAAAATGCATTTAAAAATACAAGACAATTATTAGCGGATTCACAAATTACAGATTTCGCTGATTTGTTTCGTTTGTTATATGATGAAGTAGATGGATACGGAAAAGGACACTTAGCAGAATGTATTTTGATTATCGCAAGATATGAATTATCCGACAGTCAAGTAGTAGATAAAGAAATCAATGCTATGGCTATGATTATAGAATTACTAGGAGTTATAAAGTAATGAATGAAAAATTATGGGGTGAAATTCAAAAAAGAAATACGAAAAAAGCCACCCAGAAAACTGGTGATGAAAAACATATATCAGTACACGAAAATAAGATTTATTATTACGCTGGAGTTAACAGAGATAGTGCATCTGAGTTAAATAAAAAGATAGGTGAGATAGAGTCTAAAGGGTTAACCTTGTGTAATACATTGGACTTAGACCAACCACCAGCATTAAAAATATTTATCAATTCAGGCGGTGGTTCAGTAGTAAGTGGTATTTCATCAATGGATACAATACTGAGAACAAAAGTTCCAGTGCATACTTATGTGGATGGATTTGCAGCAAGTGCAGCAACATTCATTTCAGTAGTTGGTAATGTTAGATTTATGAGTAGAAATTCTTATATGTTGATTCATCAATTATCTTCTCAATTATGGGGTAAATATTCTGAAATAGAAGATGAAAAAAAGAATTTAGATTTAATGATGGAAACAATAAAAAACGTGTATAAGAGATATACTAAAGTTCCAACAAAAAAATTAGATGAAATATTAAAACACGATTTATTGTGGGACGCTAAAACGTGTTTAAAGTATGGATTAATAGATGAAATTATTTAGGAGTAAAAAATGACAACAAAACCTATGAAACCTCTAAAGAAACCTCAATCAGCACAAGTTCAAGTTGATTTAAGAGATGCAGAAACAATTAAATGTAGTAGTTGTGATAACTACTTATTTATAACTTCATTCATATTAAAAAGATTATCAGCTATAGTATCACCGAGTGGTCAAGAAGCACTTATTCCAGTACAAGTTTATAGTTGTGGAAATTGTGGTCAAGTTGCTGAAGGATTTTTAGAAGGTAGTGGTTTAGAAGAAGAAAAAAATACAGATAGTTTTCCAAGTTTGGATATATGAGTGAAAAAAGAAAAAGTCTGTTCGACCACGTAAGACAAATAACAGCGGTTCAAAGTCCTAATTATTGGGAAGAGATATCAGACGAAGATAAGAAGTCTTGGTCTAATTATATGACACATAGATTTTTATCTATGAAAATGGAATGGGTTGAGTTAGTAAATGAATTACAAAAATATAATTTACAACCAAAAGAATTATACAAATTATACACCAATGTATTACCGAAGAGTAAACAATGGTTAAAATATATTAAGAGGAGAAATCAAATGGAACATCCAAATTGGTTAATCAATGTAGTAGCAAATCACGAACAAGTTAGTAAAAAAGAAGCATATGATATGATTGAAATGTACTATCTTAGCGAAGGTGGTATGTTAGAGTTAGGAGAACTTTGTCAGAAATGGGGAGTTGAACCTAAGAAGATAGAAGAGGCTGGTTTAAATGTAATTGGTAGTATAGGTGGATATACGGCTGGAAACGGGTAAAATAGATGAAAGTTATAAAAGATTCTAAGAATATGTCTAAAGTGGCTAAGGCTGAATCTGTTATAGAACAAATGGAACGAGAATGGCCTGAAATGACCAATGAGTTTAAGAAGATACAAAAAGAACAATATGAATTGTTTTTACATAAACAACACGATTATGGTCCAGGTAATATTTCAGTCGGTACACAACTACAAACA